TTGGGAATGTCTACGATTCGCTCAACCCGATCAGGCCTTTCGTTAGCGCCATCGGAACTCGTGCCATGCCTCAGGCAGGCGCTACATTCCGCCGCCCGAAAATTGGTACCCGCCCAGTAGCTACACAGCAGAGCGCGGAACTCGCAACGCTTGACCCATCAACCGTCACCGTGACAAATACGGACGTGAGCAAACTCACATTCGGTACATACGTGGTGATGTCGGAACAAGATATTGACATGACGGACCCCGCGTCCCTCAATATCGTGTTGGAACAACTCGCTATTGCCTACGGCCAGGCGACAGACAACTACGCAGTAGATCAACTCACCGCCGGCACTACACAGTCCGAAACCGTCGTAGACCTGTCAAGCCCTGCCGATTGGATTGAAGCGATCTACGGCGCCGCCTACCAGATTTCTAACGGTTCTAACTACTTGCCTACCCATTGGGTCATGAATCCGATCACCTGGGCAAAATTGGGAATGCTTACCGATACAACCGGACGCCCAGTATTTCCAACAGTCGGACCAATGAACGCAAGCGGCACACAGTCCGCTAACTCATGGAACGGTAACCCTCTGGGCCTTACCCTCGTCGTTGATAAGAACATGTCAGGCGGCACCGGTGCAGGTGGTCTCCAGGGCATTATCGGACACGCAGCCGGCGCAGGCGCAGGCTTCGAATTCTACGAACAGCAACGCGGCGCCGTCACAGTACAGCGTCCATCTATTCTCGGTTTTGAGATTGCGTGGCGTGGCCTTGCTGCGGCATACATGGCAGACGCCACAAAGTTCGTAAAACTCGTCAAGTCCTAAACCGAAAGGCGGGTAGCCGCTATGGCGGTTTATTCAATAACCCACCACCAAAGGTTAGATAACTACGTAGTAGTACAACTACTCACTACGTCCGATATCGAGGTAGGCCAGTCCGTCACGCTTGCGGGCCTGGGCCACGGCATGAACGGGACACATACCGTCGTAGCCCTACCGGCCTACCTCTTTATTGGCGTTAGCGAAGAGGGCGATCTACGGACGGACCCCGCGTACATTATCCCTAACCAGGTAATGGTTTACGACGCGGGCGACGACGTGGAGCGTTCGGCAGTTATTCCTAACGGTACTTTGACCTATGCGCCTGTCTGCACGTGGATTACCGCTACAGACGTGGAGGATTGGCTAGGTATTGGAACGGCAACGGCATTAGATCAGGCGTTCCTAACCCAATGCGCGGCGGCCAGTTCGCAGTTCTGCTATCGACGCAGAGCAGAGGCTAACTACTTTGACAGTTTGACTACTGCACCTAATAGCGCCGTGAAATTGGGAACTATCCAATATGCCGGAGCCTTGTATAGGTCCCGTGGTTCTATCGGGGATAGTTTCGCGTCATTTGACGGTATGGGCAATACCGCCTATACGGGCCTGTCTGCCATGGTTAAACAGTTACTGGGGATTGACCGCCCAGGGTGTGCCTAATGGCCGTAGTCGCCTATACAGACCTGTTTAACGAGTGTCTAGACGATCTCGCCGCAAAGATTGGCGCCATTACTGGCGTAACCGTTGTAACGGACCCGCGTAACCTTGCGCCACCATGCGCTTTTATTGACGCCCCAACGTTTGACGCGTTTAACGGCAACATTGTAAAGATGACTTTCCCCGTTCGCATTATCACGCTAGGACCTGGCAACCTTGACGCCCAACGGTCACTAATGAACCTCACGTCGAAACTCTTAGGGGCGAACCTGGGCGTATTGTCGGGCCGTCCTACCGTCGCCATTCTGGGCGGTACAGAAATGCCCGCCTACGATCTCCAGATTTCTATGCAGGCGCAGACAAGTTAGGACCCCCGTGTTTATTATTCTTTCCGAACGTTTAGGTACTGTTGGGGCGTCGTTTGACGTTGAGGCCGCTAAGGCTAAGGGCTACCACGTGGAAGCCTTAATAGCCGGCGGGTTCATTGGTGAGGATTCCCCCATTAAGGCACCTAAGGCGAGTAAAGTAACGCCTAAGACCGACAAGACAAAGGACTAACCCAATGGCTACTAGCACCATTCTTTCCAACCCAGTAGTAACCGTTAATGCCGTTGATTTAAGCGATCAATGTACTAGCGCAAGTTTTACAGAACGCTACGCGGAATTGACCGCAACTAGTTTCGGGGACCTTTCCAATAAATACGTGAAGGGGCTCGGAGACCATGAGGTAACGCTTACCCTTTACATGTCTTACGCCGCGTCCGAAACCTACGCAACACTTAAGGACCTGGTAGGCACTACTTGTACGGTCATCGTTAAGCCGGCAGTAGGTGCAGATTCCGCAACTAACCCAGGGTTTACCCTTACCGGCGCATTTCTCGCAGAATTGCCCCACTCGTTCGCCATGGGAGAATTGTCAAGTATCGACGTGACGTTCCACGGGGGCGTTTACAGCGCGGACGTTACCGCCTAACCCTTAGGACCCGAAAGGCCCCGACAATGAATATAACTTTACGCGTCACCCGTAACGGTGAAACCTACGACGTCACTACGAACCTTATGGTTACCGTTCTCTGGGAACGGAAATTCAAGGCCCGCGCGTCCGATCTCGCTACTGGCGTATCCATGGAAGCCCTGGCCTATATGGCATTTGAGGCCTCGAAAATGAATTCGATAGTGACGCCCGTAGCGTTTGACGATTTCTTAAAGTCCGTCGAAAATTTAGAAGTAGTGGACAATGAACCCGCAAACCCTACCCAACCGGCAGTTACCGCCGGCAACTAGCAGAACTTTTAGTAGCGGTTCATTACTGGCCGCCCGAACTGCAATTCGACACGCGGGACATGGCAACGGTTATAGACGTCCTAGAAAAGCAGAGGCGCGAATATGCCCGTAACAGGTGATTTCCAGGTATTCGGAATACAAGAGGCCCTAAAAGAAATTAACGATTTCGACAGGGTATTTAGACGGCAAATTACTACCGATCTACAACAGGGCGCTGGTACAGAAATTGTGCAGCAAACCCGCCAGTTCATACCTACGGATTACCCGCTATCTGGTATGTCTCGCGGCGCCATGATTAAAGGCCGTAACGACACCACGTTTAGCCTGCAACGTGTAACGGCGGGCGTTCGTACCCTGGTAGCAAAACGCGCCAGTAAAGAACGAACCGTAACCTTTACCCGTCCCCTGTATGCCGATGGCCGCATTATCCCAGGCGCCTACACGCAGACCGTCGATTTTAAGGCCCGCCCGTTTGCCCTATTGACCGCCCAACAGAAAGACGCGGCGGGCGCATTGTGGGATCATGCCGGCGTTAACGAACGCTCTACATTTGTACAGAATCTCATTACCTACGGCGACCAGAGAGAACCAGAGGCGCCGCGCGCCCTAGCGAAAGGCGTAGGCGAGGCCATGCCTACCGTAGAGGTTGAAGTATCAAAGGTTCTAGACCGCGTAAGTGAGAAACTTAACAAGAACCTACGTATGGAGAAAACGCGCTAATGGCTATCAATATCCCAATTATCTCTAGCCTCGATACAAAGGGTTTCGACAAGGCTAAACGCGAATTCGAAAACCTAGAGGGCGTCGGGGCTAAAAGTGCCTACGCATTAAAGAAAGCCGCGCTACCTGCCGCCGCCGCCGTAGGCGCGCTAGGTATTGCCGCATTCGACGCCGCTAAAGGCGCCATGGAGGACGCCGCCGCGCAAGCCCAATTAACCCAGACAATTAAAAAAAATACGACGGCCACAGACGCCCAAATTTCCGCTAACGAAAAATGGATAAGTACCCAGGGCAAACTATTAGGCGTAGCCGATGACGAACTACGCCCCGCCCTAGCGAAACTCGTAACTCAAACGGGATCAGTTACTAAAGCGCAAGAATTAGCGGCCCTATCCATGGACATAGCCGCAGCCACGGGTAAGCCTCTGGCAGCCGTTACGGACGCCGTAGCACGTGCAGCAGGGGGTAACACTAAAGCCCTAGCCAAATTGGACCCGAAACTAAAGGGCCTAATTGCAGACGGTCTAGACGCAGAGGGCGCCATGAGCGTATTGGCGGACACGTTCGGAGGCGCCGCCACCACGAAAGCAAATACCGCCCAGGGACAATTTCAACGCCTGCAACTATCGCTATCCGAAACTAAAGAAACCATCGGCGCCGCGCTACTACCGATTATTGAGAAAGTGCTACCCGTTCTAACGTCATTCGGAAACTGGGCTAGCGAAAATACCGCCGTATTCCTAACCGTCGCCGGCGTAATCGGTGGCATTGCCGCCGCCGTTCTTTTAGTCAATGGCGCTATGACCGCCTGGGCGGCTATTACGACGGCCTTTACGGCCATTCAAACGGTTTTTAACGCCGTTATGGCTATGAACCCTATAACGCTAATCATTATTGCCGTGGTGGCTTTAGTGGCCGCTCTGGTAATTGCTTATAAGAAATTTGACGGGTTCCGTAACCTTGTCGACGGCGTGTTTAAGTTCTTAAAAACTGCCGTAGGCGTCTGGGTGGACGGCGTAAAACTGTATTTCGACGTTGTGTACGGCATTTTTAAAACACTTTTTAACGGCATAGCGTCACTGTGGAATAACACGGTAGGCAAACTGTCGTTTAAGGCCCCGTCATGGGTGCCAGGAATCGGCGGTAAAGGTTTCGAGGTTCCTAATATCCCAATGCTTGCAGAGGGCGGAATCGTGACAGGCCCGACGCTAGCCATGATCGGAGAACGTGGACCGGAGGCCGTCGTACCCCTAGACCGTTACCGTGGTGGCGGCGGCGATATCTACGTCACCGTACAAGGCGGGGACCCTAACGCCGTCGTAGACGCGCTACGCCGATACCAACGCCAGAATGGCTCTATCCCTATTCGTGTGGCGTCCTAATGCCATTCGTTTACACCGCCGAATACTCCAATGACCAGGTGACCTGGACGGCGCTAAGCAACGTACAAAGCCTCTCTGGATTCGTCGGGCGACAAAAGTTAGTAGACACTTTCGAGCCGTCGCGTATGTCCGTTTCGATTCGATACCCCAACGGTTACGCGTCACCCATTACGGCCCTAACTGTCGGAACCTGGGTAAGAATTAAACGAACGGGCGCCACGTACGAATTGTGGCGGGGCCGTATCCGTAACCTAAGTGTTTCCTATGGCATTCCATACCAGGGGGGCGTAGGTAACGCAGACTTTCTCAACCTCGAATTAGAAGGCGCACTAGCCGAAATGGGCCGCGCCCAGGGTAACGATCAAGTCATAACAGAGGACCTAGTTATTTACCTTTTAGGCGATATCACTACCTACACGGGTTTAAGCATTGGCACCACGTTCACCGTGGGAAATAGCCCGACGCTCTCCACGTCTACCGTTTCTAGTTCCTACGCCCAGTACCTAAACACGCTTGCCAGTTCTGTAGGCGCCACCATTAAAGACGGTTCTAACATTGTTGGCGTTTATACAAAAGATTTTAATGGGTCCTTGCCGGTGTCATTTTCGGACGTTGCCAATAACTCAACTAATCAGGTTTACGACGGTATCGAGTTTGACAATATCGCCGCCGATTTTTATACCCAGGTAGAGGTAAACACGGCCACAGTAGGAAACGTCGTAGTTAATCAGGGCGCCCCGCCATATCGAACCCTACGAATCGACACCATTAACGTAAATACGGGTCAGGCGTCCGACGTTGCTAACTATTACCTAGGTATCTTTAACCCGCCATCGTTCGGCATTAACCAGATCACGTGCCTAGCAGAGGCACAAAACAGCATGAACCTCGAACTGGGTTACGCCTGGTACGACATTATCGGCTACAGAACTAACGTCACTTTTAGAGGCGAAACTTACTATATGACCATTTTAGGGGCATCTATTGACGCAACCCCAGACAGTACCCGCTACACGTATTACCTAGCGGCGGCAGACCTTAACCCCTATCTAATTCTTGACGACCCCGTATACGGTATTCTCAACCAAACTAACTTAAGTTCGTAGCCCT